GTCAATGTGGTAGAATCAACCAAATAGGTTTGTTGTGTCATCATCGTTTGCAAAATATATAATAATTCTGAATGACCATCATCACGCATTTTAAGACCGAGTGAACTGGGAAGAAAATCATTTCCTAAGATGGACATTGCAAAACAATAATTCAAAATAAATTTATGTTTTTTGTCATCGGTCATGCAGGAAGAGGTAATCCACTCTCGTAGCAAATCAATGGAGAACCATTCAAATATTTCCTCTTTTTTTGCATTTTCTGCATCATTTTGCGTAACATCCTCACGAAAGAGCCAAATCTTATTTTGTAGGGAATTGCATGCTTGACCGAGCATAGAAAGCACAATTAAATCCGCATCTAGACCATAAACTGCAAAATCGCCCTTATAAACACCTTTGCGCCACTCCGCCATGATTTTGTGTTCACCCTCTCCTGGTTCATCACTAGAACTGAGGGTCCATCCAACCTTGCCATGTTTTTCAATCATAGACTCCAATCCAACACGCAATTTTCCCATAAATATCGTTCCTGGTGTAATGGCATTGGTATCCCATTTATCACCCATTTCACTAGAATCTTGGTTGGGATCATTTTTGGAAAGCCAGACGGACTTAAAGCGGCGCAGCCGCTGCTGCCGCATTTTGGCCATGGGTACCACGCCATCAATTGCGATATAGACGCCTTTTTTGGGCTGAACTTGCTTGATTACAAAAAGGCAATAGGATACGACGGATTCAATTAAGGTCTGTTCCCATGCCTCTTTATTGTCCACAGAATAGACAGGCATGGAGTGTAAACAGTGATAAATGAGGCAATTAAAATCCATAAAGAACCATTGAATATCATTAACGGGCCGACCCTGGGAACGAAGCCCTTGTATGTGATGTACTAGTTTTTTATAATACGATGGGATACCCATACCTAGATAAATATTGCGTCAATTCTTTAGATGTCAGAGAATAGATGGTGGTCATGTAAATTTATTACAGATTGGGCAGAATCTCATTCCTATGAGGTAGAAGCTGTAAAAAAGTTTATAGAAGATCCTAAAAACAGAATGCAACTCGTGACACTTCCTGATGGTGAAATAATAAAAATACAGTTTGGTAAATTACTAGATAGAGGTCCAAATGGTATACATACTCAGTACATTACAAAAGATGGAGATGGGGCATTAATGATCTATACAACAAAGTCTGTCATGCAGCGCTTAACAAGTGAATGGCTTTCACATGGATAAATTATGTAAAAGTCATAATAGAGATGGCCGAACAACCAACGGCATGGACCAAGATCCGAGATGGACTCTATGGTACAGTTTTTAATACAGTGGGTGAAATTCACTCATTAATGCCCGATTCCCTTTTATTTGGAGCATTAGTACTCTATGTCTTAACCCACAATTTATCCTTTGGAATCTTTGCAGTCTTCATCTTTGAAACGGTGCTTTCCCACAAATTACTTTCATGGATGTTCTCTCAAACAAATGGTCCGGTTGCACCCAGTGACAGTGTCAAATGCCGAGCAGGATACAAGACACCTCAGATGAAAGTGGGACGCATGTTTTCACATGATCAATATCCATCGTATGGTACGTTTGCCATTACCTCGGTAGCAACCTATTTGGGTCTCGCCACACATGAATTTGCGAACACCATGGATGAAATGAGTAAAAAATCAGGTAGAGATTGGTCCTCACGCAGCACGGTTGCCTATTCGTTTATTGGACTGCTATTGCTTGTTTTCCTATTGACACGTGCACTAAAATGCGGAGATACAACCACCGAAATCATATTGGCAGTATTCTTTGCCATTATTGCAGGCTCCATCTTTTTCAGTGTAAATAAGAAATTATTTGGCATTGAATCCATGAATTTCTTAGGATTGCCTTATATGGTAACAAAGGAATCAGAGGGACATCCTATTTATGTATGTGCAGCAGATAAACCTAAATAAATAGTTAATAGATAGAATGGATACCTTAAAGGATATCATATCGGACATCCAAGTATTTCTTTACGGCGGTATGGCAACCCTGCCGTTAACTATTGCAGGAACCATGGCCATTATTGGATTATTTACAGCCAACTATGCCATGTTATTTTTCTTGGTAGGTTATTTGATTTTAGTACCACTTGCAGCGGTTTTATGTAATAAAGTATTTGATTGGTTTGGAACATTATCGTATATAGGTCCCATAATTATATCATTATTTACTACAAAAACAACGGATGTATGCCGTGTTGTCATTCCATATTCTACACAGAATGCTCCTGAAAAAGGGCAAGATGAAATTATGCTATTTTCACCCTGGTTTGGAATGATTTCATTTTTTATTGGTTATATGCTCAATAATTCAGTACAGTTATACACACGTGAAACCACTGATGGTTCTATGACGATCAATTCCGATGCAACAAAAGATGCACCAAAAACAACCAATCGTAAAACACAATCCATGGTGGCACTTATTAGTATTATTGTTTTTGCATTGATTACCATCTATTTTCGGTATTATACCAGTTGTGAGCGATTCTCTACTGCATTTGTCACACTGGCTGCAGGCGGCGCTGCTGGATATTCGTGGTATACGTTGCTAAGCCAGGTAGGGCAGGATCGGTTATCTGATTTGTTTGGAATTGCAAATCGTCTATTACCCCCGAGTGCGTTGAAGAATGGTCCGTTGGCATGTGTTCCCGTTCCTGCCATCACACCCGCCTAAAAAAAATCATAAAAGCGCTTAAGTTCTTCTAGAAAACGGGCCGTGCGATGAATATCTTCTCGGGTACAAATCCCCTTGCGAACAGCAAATCCCATATGTTTCATAAGAATATTATAATGATGTGTAAAATTAAATGGTGGATCATAGAGTTCTGGTAATTGCTCTATGGTGATCGTATAAGGTTTATTGGTATATAGATTCACTCTCTCGTGTAAATCAAATAGCCACCGACGAATGGTTTCCTTAGAAAAGTTGGGAAGAGCAGCGGAAGAGAAATAAGAGCTAAAATGTTTTTTGCATAAGGGACATGGAAGGGAGTAACGTAAACTACCCAGCAATCCCAACCAGATGCGGGATTCTTCTTGGGGCAACCTCGTCAAGGAAAGGAGTCCGATCCTCTCCGTGGCGGAATGAAGAATCATCCAGAGTGCTGGCCCCCATAGTTGGTTTTGAGGTGACTCCATTTAATAGATAAAGACTAAATTTTAGGGCGGAAAGAATCGCAATTCCATATGCCAAATGTAAAATGCCGTCTGTTAATAATTTCATAAAAAGGGAGAGGGTTTGGGAAAAAGAGGAAGGAGTAGGAAGTTCAATAGATATCATTAATTAACTAAAATAAAATACAAGATAAAAATAAATCTCATAAATAGAATGGCAAAGCCTGATTTTATTATAGAAGATATAGACAATATAGATGATACCATTACAAATAATATTATAGATCAGCCTGTAAAAGAGCCTGTAAAAAAGGTGGAACCAATGAGAGAAATTGCACTAGAAGCGACTGCTGCTCAACAAGTAAAGCAAGTAAAACAAGTAAAGCAAGTAAAACAAGCACAAGTAGCAAACCCAATAGAATTATCATCGGTACTATCTGAAACGGTTATTATAGAACATCCTCACCGATACTTTTCTCGTATTGAGCCACAAGAAAAGAAATGGTGGCATTTTAAATTTCGTTCTGCTGCAGATGAGCAACGATTTACACAGCAATTGGCACAAATTAATCTTACGGCTACCTATAATTATGAAGGGCAAAAGAATCCAGATATTACCTTAACACAACAGGGAAAAGAAGTGGGCAAGATTCATTTCTTGCATTTTGATCGGCGAGACAAAGGAACAATTTCTAAATATTATATCAAATTATTTCTATTTCAGTTTTCGGATTCAGCCAAGCTTGAAGCGGTAAAACAAGTAATCTATGATTTTTTTAGTACAATGTCAATACCTCATTCACTTAAGAAACATAGTAAGAAGCGTAGCACTAAACGTAGCACTAAACGTAATAAGCGTAGCACTAAGCGTAGCACCAAACATAGCACTAAGCGTAGCACCAAACGTAGCACTAAACGTAGTACCAAACGCCAAAATAAATCCGCATCAAAAAAATGAAAAATTTGATGACAATACACGAATAGAAAAAGGTAACACCATGACGCTTCCCCCTCATCTTTCTGAATACAAAGTATCACGTCTTTTATGGGAAAATCTGGAATCGGTTCTTTTGGCACAATCAAAGAAATACATTGCCGAGTTGGCTAAACGGCTCGGTGTACCCGAGAAGGAACTTCAAAAAAAAGTGATGCCCGCATCCGATACCATCAAAGTAATTATTCAAGACAATCAAGTTGAATCTAGTCAATGCAAAGCCTATGTTCAGCAGGATCACATTACCATGTTTTGTAGAAAATCAGTAGCATATCAATCTGAATTTTGTGCCTTTCATCGAACCAAGCGAATGACAGTAATTGATGGAACCAATCCAATGATTCTTCAAAAAGTAAAAGATCACAATGACATGGAACCGCTATGGATAGAGCAAAATACACTACGAAATTCACATGGAGACATGGTAGGAAAGGTGAATCAAGAGACAAAGGTTATGACAATATACAGCGTAGTGGAGACACCAGTGTCCCCACACCCCTCACCGTTAATAAACAACTATAAAAATTTAGTATAGTTTAGCAAAGCATACGCTATTACTCTACTTAAAAATGATAGATGTGTTAGAGGAGCATATGCTAGTGCCTCCACATCCACCTAAAACATGCTAGCAATTATTAAATAATGGATCAAGATGATGAAGAGGAACTGATACAGCACTATATTGTTTCTATTTTATTTAATAACACAATAGAATTACTGCCACCTTCCATTGCACAACAAATAAATGTGCACTTATTTGATGATGCATCTGAACCTATTGTAAGTGAGCAAGAGCAAGAAGATAGCCAAGAAGATAGCCAAGAAGAGGAAGGAGAAATACACGCATCTCCTCTGCGACGAGAACGAGAGGAGGATACAGATGAAGAACCACCCAAAAAATACCAAAAAATAAATCCACAAATCAATTATACATTTATTTCTTTAAATACGCTTCAGACCATGCGCTTCAGAGAATACCATGGAACAGACTTGTTATTGGTATCTGAACCAAATCTTTTTGTACGAAAAATAATTTCCATGGTGCCGACCTCCATAAAATCTCGCCTTGGATTTTTAAGTAAATTTTCACTGAATGATGGTGAGTATTCAGAAGCAGACAGGAGCGATGATGAAGATAATAATGATGATGTAGAAGGCAAAAAACGGATGCTCTATAATCTAAGAGATCAGGTTTATGCCGCATATATCAAAGAATGTCGTCTTCGTACTGCCTTTCGTAAAGTACTTCAAATGTGGCGCAGTTATAAAATGAATAAGAAACAAGATGCGGCGGATGTAGATCCTATTACCTTGTGCGTGCCTGAAAAAGAGATTCAATTATATGACTGGTCTGCTAGAAAGAAATTTGTGTTTGATGCAAGGAGTCTTGCTACATTTATAGAATCCAAGTTGTTGTATTGCGAAGGTGGATTTCCATTACCGCAATATCCATGTAATCCGTGGACAAATGTTGAATTTACATATAATCAACTTGTGTCTATCTATTTTCAATTAAAAGATCATGGAGAGCTTCGGTGGGGTCTAACCACATTACGTCATTATGATTTTAATAAGAATGTGTGGCATCGGTATCATAGTTCTGCATTGACGGTGACCGCAATTAAAAGTAGTCTTATTCGTTTGGATACGTATGATGCAAGAGAACTATTGATGGATTTTATTTTTGCAAAGATGGATGATATGCATGTTCATACTTCACGATACATTGAGAATGCGTATCGTCAGGCAGCGCTTCATGCTCCGACTCATTGGTACATAGAAGAATGCAAATCTATTGCGATTGTTCATTATGAAGCTGCACATTTTGGATACAATAAGATCGCACTGATAAATTCACGATGTTCCAAATTATTTAAGAGACAGGGACAAATGATTAGGGAAATGGTTTTGAGAGGGATTATTAGGGCCCGCTAGCACTTTTTAGAAAAAAGTGCCCAAAAATCTTGATGTACTTTTGTAGAATAATAATAATAATTTTGTAAACCACTCATAAGTAATTTAAAATATTTAAAGATAATGATAAGATTTTTGCGCACTTAGCGGGGTTGCTGCGCTTACGCCCCCGCACGGCGGAATGATTACCCAAAGGGCAATCATTATGTTCTTTCTAAAAAGTGCAAAGTGCAACAGATATTAAAAATGAGTAGCGTAATCAGTATAGAGTATGCCTCAATCGTCAAATAGAAATATTTATGCTCTTCTATATCTTAGTATATATAGTTGTTATCTAATTTTTCAGTTTCGTAAAACAGATAAGTCAGTATTTAGCGAAACAATTGATATCACAAATTATGTATCTCTTTCTATGTTTGCCTTTATTGTTATTAATCATATCATCAATCGTGATTCTATTTATCAAATTACACTGGGAATTATGTATGTTCTTTATACCATAAATGATATTGTTAATACATCAACAATGGATGAATATAGACAATCAAGATCAGTCATGTGGTTGGTTACATCACCTATCATGCTATTACAATACATGACAATTCATCATATAAGTTTTTGGAACATGAAATTATACTGGCATATTCTTGCTCAAGCTCTCTATTGTTTTCCATCCATACGACATATTGTTTTTTATCCAATATGTATTATGGAAGGTATTTTTCTTTACAACTTCATTAAGCTTCGCCATTTACCTCTTACTAAATTATGCCTTCAAGTATGGATTAGTTTTAGTGTTATGATTATGTTAGAACATTACAATATTATTCCAGATTATCATACTATTATTATCTTTAAGATGATGGACCTTATGGGAAAAGGGATTTGGTTATTAAACATGAGTGAGCCACGCTTAACAGAAATTATGCCAAATGATCTCCAGTCCCTTCGTTTAATGGGAGGTATTCAGCAATTTATAAAAGACTTCAAAGATAACAATGTATTAACAGGAGAAAGTCTTACACATATAAATCATTTATCTAATCTTATTTTGAAAGATATTCAGATTGATACGACTGATATTTCAGCAAGTCTACTTAAAATGCTCCTTCCCTATGGTCTTGATAAACAATATTTAATGAATATCAACACGCCGATACCTTACAGGCAAGTGACAGTTATGATGACAGATATTGTTGGGTATACTGGACTCGCCCTCACGTATGATGAAACACGAATTTATAAGATGCTACATGATTTATATTTAAGATTTGATGGACAGGTTAGTAAAGTAAAAGGAATTCAGAAGATTGAAACGATTGGCGATGCGTATATGGCGGTGGGCGATTTATCAACAAAATACAATGAAAATGATATTGCAGAAAAGATGATAGACTTAGCAATGGAATTAATGAATGAAGTATGTTTGATCCAAAAGGCAAGTAATATTCCTATTCAAATCCGAGTTGGTATATCGGTAGGGCCTGTTGTCATTGGAACATTAGGTAAAATGATTCCACGTATGTGTGTAGTAGGACATACCGTTAATTTGGCATCTCGTCTGCAATCTAGTGCAGAAGCAAATGAAATTCAGATATCCAATGAAGTGTATGCGAAGCTCTCTCCATCGTTTCGGTCCAAATATTCTCACGAGAAACGGGAAAAAGTAGATCTGAAACATATTGGATTGATGGATACATGGGTATTTCCCAATGCCTGTTTATAAAATTGATTATACGAAACGATTTATTCAGTGTACAAACCATGTCAACTGAACAAATCCAAAAATATTATTTTGCCTTATATGCCAAAGCAGGTGTGGAAATCTTTACCAAGAAAACCAATAAAAAAACCGCCAGATTTGATGATATTACCTTCTATGACAAAGAATACTATTGTGCGCATCTCTATCCATCCACCTATGAGAAAATAGACAGTTGTGAAGAATTACATCCTTATGCAAAGGACTGTGAAGAAGATAAAAATGAATATGAGCATGAATTGCGATCAGGAGAATGGGTGGAAGATATTCATGATTGCAAATTAGTTTGCGTGAACCCAAAGACGGGCAAAGAAGTGGATGCACATGAATTTCTAGAGAAAAAAGGATACACGTATGATTGGTCAGAATCGGGTTGTACAAAGTTTTCAAATTGGGTGGACGAGGATGACCTTCCTTGAGCTTTTTAGAAAAAAGCTCGCAAAAAGCTCACAAAATATTTGTGCACTTTTTCTTAGACCAACGCTCATTTTATATTACCGTTTAATCACTGTAATAGTTTTCAGTAGCATCGTCATCGTCATCGTCATCGCCATCGTCATCGTAATCGTCATCGTCATCTTCGTCGTATTCTTCGTCGTATTCTTCATCTTCCTCATCATCTTCGTCATATTCTTCATCATTCTTACAATCTTTCGCAAAATGCGTTTTGTCTCCACACTTGAAACAACAATCTTGAGCACCTCTAATCTCTTTTTCCAATGATTCTTTTTCATTATCGCTTAGTTTTATAGAACAATATGTGCCTCCACGGACGTTATTTATTCCATATTTACCCATTGTTTCTTTCGTAATTTTATCTTCTTCAAAATGACTTACGTTCTTATAAATTTTTTCAATAATAACTGGTTTATACTTGTTAGTCCAAGCAGAACCATTTCCATTTTTATGTTCTTGAAATCTCTTTTGAACATCAGCAGCCTTTCCAACATATCTCTTCCCACCTTCACAACGAAGAACATACACATTCGTAGACATTTAGTGTTGTGTGTATACAACACAGAATGTTATCAATTTTTATTTTATACACGGCAATTTAAAATGAGCACGGGTCTAAAAAGTGCTAAGTAATTCATACGCATACCACAGACACATTTTAGATCGCTCATAGCATACATCACAATGCAGTTTTTTCCGTTTAGAATCTATAATTAGTTGAAATTCATCCTCTACAGTATTTATTAGCGAGACATCATGAAATACTATTTTCTTGTTAATTAGATCAATATAATATTGCGTATTAAAGCAGTTACCTGTACAATCAAAAATAGACATTTAAATCATCAATCTGTTCTACGGTTTCTTCTAGTTTTATGCACTTTTTTAAAAGGTGCCTTTTTTGTTTTTCGTCTACCTCCTTTTTTTTCATTTTTTTTCATTTCCGCAAATCGTTCCAGCTCTGAAAAGGTTATCACTTTCTCATATCCTTTTCCCTCAGGTTCATTATCACCATTATAATCATAAACTGGATTGTCTTTCATTCCAATACGATCCCAAAACCCTCCACTTGCATCTGCATCAATAAATAATTTTTGATCCGGACTTATTGAGGGATAGTCTTCTTTGATCATATTAACCATATAATGAATCATGACCCTTGAGAGGCCCTTTTTTTGAAAGGATATTCCTTGAAAGTCATCTTCAAGTGAGATAGTCATGGAGCACGTATTTCCTGTACCAAAACATTCGTCGCCGTCACTCTTTCCTTCAATCGTAAAATGACCAATTGATGTATGATCTTTTAATAATTCAACCTCTCTTGTAATGTGATTTTTACCAGTATAATCTTTTTGAGATTTTTTCGTATATTGTATAACAATATCTCCTAATTCGCCATTTATACCATACAGCCCTTTTAATGTAGGAGTATACTTTCGTTTTTTACGACTATTAGTTGAAGACATGCTATTTATTACTATTATTTTAGTCTTTATATAATTTATAAATTTGATACCTCTCAAGCTTAGCTAAAATAAATTATAACGTAATTGTAAAATGGGCTGCATATGTTCTGAAACATCAAATATAAATGTATATGAAGAATCTACTGATTTAAATACACCATATTACACCTATGAATACATGAAAAAGCCAGTTAAGATCTTACGAGTGATTGATGGAGATACATTAGACATTGCACTTCATCACCAAGATATTAATAAGGTGTATAAACATCGTGTTCGTCTTTATGGAATAGATACGCCAGAAAAGAAGCCACTCAAATCCAATGCAAACCGTGACGCAGAGATTGCAGCAGCAAAGATAGCAACAGATGCCATGACGAAGAAACTCTTGGAAAATAATAACATAGTAGTTGCACTATTTTATAAGCCTGATAAATATGGTCGTCTCTTATGTACACTATATGATAAAGAGGGAAATGATATTAATAAGTGGATGATTACAGAGGGTTATGCAGTGGAATATTTTGGGAAAACAAAAAAGGGCTTTTTAGAAAAAAGCCCCCAAAAAACAGATAATATAGAGGAGAAAACAGAGGAGAAAACAGAGGAGAAAACAGAGGAGAAAAAAGTAAATAGTATATAGTTTAAGTAAAGGAATGCAAGCAGTTGCCGTTTTTAACACCAAGGAAATAGAAGGTGAAGTAGTGGCATCCGAATACAAACGGGGTATCAAAATCGCAGCACACTTTACCAAACTTCCACCAGGCAAACACGGCTTCCACATTCATAAAGCAGGGGATTTACGAGGCGAAGGATGCAAAGGACTATGTGAACATTATGATGTTGGAAATCATGAACATGGTGGGCCGCCAGAATCCGACGAAGATAAGGGAGGTAAGCGTCCCCCGCAGAGACACCTAGGAGACTTAGGAAATGTAGAAGTAGGCAACTACGAATATATTTTGCCAAATGTATCTGTACGGGATTTATGGGGGCGTTCCATGATTGTTCACGAAGATGAAGATGATTTGGGAAAAGGTCCATTTGAAGACAGTAAAGTAACAGGGCATGCTGGAAAGCGAATGGGTTGTGCTATTTTTGGTAGAGTGGCGTGTGTAACTGATACTAAATTAAAAAAAAATAAAACACGAAAACATTCTAGATCCTAATACGTTTATGAACAGGTTTTATTAAAGACTCTACAAATGGCGCATGACCGCAATCCGCCACATTGCTCAGAATACATTCTTGATTCTCTCGTTTTTCTAGTTGTGCCTGAGCAGCCTTCATAGTAGACCATGCCAATCTACTTTGTCCAGAGAAGTGGATTCGTGCATACTTTGCTAATGTAACTTTATCTGATGGACCTAGAATGCCGTCACCATGTGATTTCTTTTTCTCTGCTAATGTCCATTCATCAGGAATATCATCAGGAAAGTATTTCTGATAGAATGCTTCTCTTAATTCATCTGTGTTCCATTTAATCTTTTCATTAACAATGATAGCATAATCAGCCAATGCCTCATCCCAAAAGGGACAACCTATTAAATAGGCTTCCACATTATATAGTTGTACTAGATTATGTTGAGACCATTTCATATTCCCTCGTTGCGTAACCCCATACAAACATGCAGTAGGAATGGTATAGATACGCCGTGCCTTACAACCATCTAGCGTCTTCCATTCTTCTATTGCTAATTTCATTTTACTATCTATGATTGGTATACTATCATTTATTAAAGTAACACATGCAGAAAGAATAGCACAACATCTTATAATCGTATCATATTCGCCAGATCGATAGCCGAGGAGATCTTCATAACCTTTTAATGCTTCTAAATAACTGCTATCCGCACAGCGCACATGTATGAGGTACCATTCAACTAACCACCACACACGCTCTGATTCTATATAGTGAGATATCCACCAAGCGCTACGTGCTTTGCCTTGATGAATCGCACGAAGAAAGTAGACTTCTTTATCATCCATGTTTTCATCGGGCAATAGAGGAGTTTTAGGAGTTACCTGATCCACACTAGAAGAACTGAGCGCAAGAATATTCCACAAGGAATGATCCTTCTTTTTAAAAGAGCATAGTTGATAAACGGATTCTAAGATAGAATCTGCAGATAATTCGGAAGAGCGAAGTGTGGTCCATGCACGAATAAGCCATGGAATGAATAAGGGTCCTTTGTGCCACAGCCAGGATTCAAAGAGGGTAGAGATGGCTTCACCGATACAACCGCTATCTATCATTTCTTTGCACCAAAAGAGCGCTTCTTTGGCATCATACCGTCCTGCAGTATAAAAGAGTGCAGCTTGGACTTCGTCTAAGGCGTAGAAGTGCTTGGATAAAGGCATGGAAGCGGTTACGTATTAAATAGATAATCATAATATTCAATTTTATTACTTTTTACACCTTTTGCCAATTAAAACGCCGACTTGTCGGCGTTTTATCAGGCGCAATGCGTTCCGCCTTTGGGCATTTTCAATGTCCAAAGGTGTAAAAAGTAATAAAATTGAATATTATGATTATCTATTTAATAC